CTATCTCATCCATGCTTAGTGCAGTTTTGTCAGCACATATAACAAAATTATTTGCTTGTTTCTTTTTCGATTTTACCATCCCATACAACGTATTTTTTCCATTTCCAAGGGGAGTTTTCAAATCAAATTTTATTCCATCTATCAGGTAATCCGGTGTCTGTATATTTTGAGGGAACGTTATCCTTGGAACCATCTTTATATCTTTCCCAGTTCCTTTTGCAATAATATTTGCAATTTCTTTTTCATGTTCCGAATAATCCAACAGCACTCTCTTTCCATCAACTTTGAAAGCTTCACCATTTACAAAATATTCCTGTAAATCCTCTACTTTACCAATTTTATTATCTTTCCCTATCCAAGATGCAGTTTTATCAACTGGAATCCCAAAGAAATTCTGCTCCCGTTTTTTGTCAGTATATTCTTGTATGTTTTCTGTTTTGGTCTTAAATTTTACATGTTTCCACTCCTTTTCCGCTCCATATCGTGGTTGGAAACTGTTTGACACAAAGTACGCATCACCATTAACAAACGATTTTTTCCACTCCTCAAACGTCGTATCTGCCGGCACATAGTAGGTCTTTCCATCCTCGCCACGGGCAGCACGTTCGCCCACACTGTCAAATTCATCATCAAAATAAGGGCATGTACAGCCACGGCAATTCGGATGAAATGGCGGTACGGTAACACCAATCTTATAATCTTTCATTTGAAAATGTTTTCCATCCATCTCTCCACATGTATCACACGTATTGCTATCTAAGGTCTCAACCACTTGGAACTCTTCCACACCAAGATCAGAAAAACATGATTCCTGTGCCTTTGCAGAAAAAGCCGCCGATTCCGTCTGAACAATCCTCGCAGCCTGTGACCTGCTCACTTTCATGTTCTTGGATATTTCCTGTATAGCTCTATCCGGTGATTCCCCTGTAATACACATTCGAGTTAAAGAATCATGCATACTGTTAATTAGTCTTGTTTTGTCCATCCAAACACGATCTGAAAAGTTACGTCCATCAACAGCCCACGGTTTATGTATAATATCACTGACTTTCTCTGAATTAAAATTCTGCATCTGCCAGCCAACACCCATACCTCGCTGTACTTCAAATGCTGTGTGATAATATCCAGATGTATAAAGATTTGTAATATGCTCATCTATGGAATCATGATAATTTCCGTACAATTTTTCAAGTTCCTGCTGTGTCTGTAACTTAAGTGCCTCCAATCTACTGATATGTACCTTTGCTGAAGCATTCTCAAGTTCTTTCATCCACTGCTGGTTGATACCGTTTTCTTCTCCATATTTAATATAATCCTGTACATCCCACTTAAACTCTTCCAGCTCATCGCTGTTGAGCAATCTCCTTGCCTCTATCATTGAAATTTTGTTATTGGATGCAAATCTCTGATACCAAGCATTAATTTTTCCGTCTAATACTTGTTCCGTACGCCGGAACTCCTGCTCGATACCCTGCATGGTCTGAACGGATGTATCATGCTGCGCTTCTTCCAACTGCTGGAAACGTTCCTGCCAATATTCACTTGTCCGCTTTTCCATGCAATCACCTCATTTCATTCCATATAAAAATGGTTGCAAATTACTTTTCAGTAACTGCAACCATTCTCTATCTATACTACTTCATGTATAACTTTTCTGCCTTTTCTCGCGCCTCTATGGCATCCTGCAAATAATCATAATGCCCTAAGTGTATCTGTTTCCCTTTTATTTTAATGTAAGCTCTGTACTTTCCCGTTTTCTTTATTAACGAGACTCCCTTATGACCGCTTGTATTATTATCCTGTATTCCTCTATTCAAGCCCTGTAATGTCATATCTGCCCATCTACAATTACTAGGTTCATAATTTC